AGCAAATATGGAAATCCCCGAAAATTGACGCTATTGTCAAACTGATCCCGGCACGCTGCGAAGTGTCTTGGACAGGTGGTCCCGTCTGCAAAATCACTGACATTCAAACCGCAACGGGCATCACCGAAACTCGCATCACACTGTCTAGAAAAAACGCGGCCTGTGCTCTGGTCCAATAAGCTCGTTTGTCCCAACCATTCGACAGAGATTTGGTCTCCAGAAAAATTGACCTCACCGATACGGCCTTGAGTCAATAATTTTGTTTCACCCGGACGCCAATCATGCCGAAATTCAAACAGCTGCGCGCCATCCAATATACCGTCTCGAATGTCTTGTTGTGATATCCCCGGTAGGGTCAGGGCCGTTCGGATCCGCCGCTATCTATCGGTAGTCCAGCGCGTAAATCGGTGAGAGCTGCCTCTGCCGCAAATTGTGGTAAATAGGCCTGGCCCTCATATTGAATAACCTCGTCATGGTCGGTGAAAAAGAAGTCCTCGCCGGATCGGAAAGTCAGCTTCCAGAGTGAACAATATGTTGTCACCTCACGCATGAGTGGCCTCCCCACGATGCAAAATTTCTATCAGCGGAATATCTTGGATTTGCGTCGAACCAAAATCATCCAAACCAATATAGAGGGAGTCAGAACCGAACCGAACCGGCACATCAAACTCGAACCGTGCAGAGATTTCGGCACCCGGCTCTGGCGCGTCCGGAAACTCAATTCGACCCCGCAAATGATCAACCGCCGCGGGCATATCCGTGCCGTCCACCGACACAAACACAGTGCCGGCAACAGGTTTCGTGATGCGGCGGATATAGACATGCGGCGCCTCGCCATAAGTTTTTATGAGCTGAAACTCTGTCTGTTCGCCGTCACCGATCCCGATCACTTCATGCCCATCAAAATCTAACGAATCCCGAAACCTAAATCCATGTAAAGCGCCATATCGAGACTCATAAAAATGCAATAATTCAATAGCTTGTTGTCGCGACTTCAACCCTGCGACAGCATTATACTGTCTCCGGCTATGTCGCGTGCGCGCGTTCCGCACCTCTGTTCCATTGGCCATTTGAATAATATCTATGTTCCGAACAGGTCCGCCTCTTGATCCAAACGCGAGATGCAGAGGAAAGCGAACATCGTGAAAATCTGTCATGGTTTCAGGTCCTAATTTCGGGTTTGAGCGCGCGCGACGGCTTGAGCAACTTGCGCAGCGATTTGAGCGCCGCTGGCTTGCGGTCCGGGCGCATTTCCAATCGGCTGGGTCATATTTAAGTTGACCGTTACGGGCGCCGTTTTGCTTGAAACGCCACTGGCCACTGAAGATGATAACGCGGACACGCCCGCCTGAAGCGGCGCCGTAATTAATTCGTTCACGGCAATTCGCGCGAGATCGCTTAGCACGGATTCAGCTAAAGCGTTAAAAGACAACTCTCCTGATTGTGCTGCTCTTTCCAACGACCCCGCAATCCGTTCGCCCGCCTGTTCAAACACATCGCCCAACACATTTGCAGCCTCTGCGCCGGGGCCATTTGCAAAGCCCTCTAACGCGTCTGCGGCCTCATCTATTGCATTCATTTTCATCTCCATGGTCAGGATAAATTTCGATCAAGTCCTCTAATGCGCGGCGATCAAAACCTTGTTGTTGGACCCCTCTCAAAAGGGACAACCAATCCTGCAAGGGCATGTCCCAAAACTCGCTAGGCTGAAGCCCAAATCGGCGAATGGCAATTTGTTGCCAACGTTCAAATGGCCAACTCATCCTCGCAGCCCGTCCCGAATTAACTCGGTCAAAATAGGTAAAGCAGCCTCGATGTCTTCGGGGGCTTGGCCGCGCTCAAGGCGGGGGTGCGAGACTGACCGAAGGACAGTAATCCAATCCTCCGGCGTTGCCGCTCGTAACCGACTAGCCAAATCAGATGGGCTTGCTGCGTCAAAGGCATCTGCCAATTCAGCCAAAGCTGACACTGTAAAACGTAGACGATAAGAACGGCCGCCAATTTCCACTGCTCGATCCCCGGGCCGGAATGCACTCATAGAGATGTGAATTCCGGAATAGCCGCACTCGTCAAGCTGACTTCAAATTGGGCTTCACCATTATAACTGCCCGCATAATTTAGGCCCGTGATCAGGAACGGTCCATCAATCATCCCAAATCCGGGAATGATAAAGCGGCAGTTCTGTGCCGATTGATTGAAAAATGCCGACCGGATTACAGCATCTGACTCCGCATCGCGAAACACGCCCGTTCCCGAAATTTCCGCTGTCCGCATGCCTGCGCCAGGTAACAGCTCCTTCCACCCCTGAGAGGCTGTATCTGTGACGTCGACAGGCCGGGCGTTTAGACGCAGCGTTTTCGTCCGAAGTCCGGCAACCGTAGCGTAGTCGCCAGCCGTATTTTTAATCTTCAAAAGCATGTCGCCACCTCTTTGCGCGCTCATGCTGCGTCTCCTGTTTTGGGATGTGTAGTAATAGACAGCCGCAATAGCCCGTGATGGGTCCGTCCATCCGGGGCGCGCAACACGTCGGAATAGATGGAGGTTACGCTGCGCACGGTAATATTGGCCGCATCGGTTAAGCTTTCGGGCTCCAAAGCATGGCCAAGCTGACCCAACAAACTCATAACTTCTGCGCGGCCCGTATAGCGCGACCAGAGATGCAAGGTCATTTGATGCGAGGCGAGAAGCGTCTCATCCGCGCCAATATCCTCGCTACGCAGCGCGCCATAGGTCAGATAAGGATATTCGGGATCTTCCGGCGCAGAGTCATAGAGGCGCGGGGGCGTATCCGCCGTTCCGCCGAGCCCATATTGGATCGCCGGACTGTCCTGAAGCACGACATGCACGGCTTTGGCCAAGCTCTCCGCTTGTTCGGAAATATTCATTGGGACTCCTCCTCGCAAATCAGATGTAATCTCTCGCCGCGCGCATCTGGGTCACTGGCTGCGACCACGCGTAAAATGCGGCCTTTCCACATCAGGCGCGCGCGCTCTGGAAAGATGGGTAAATAGCGAATAGCGACGAGGTAGCTTTGCGTGACGGAGAGCTTTCCGTTTTCCAATCGCTCCGTTAGGGCTTTCGGCTTAATCCCCGCCCAAAGCGCCTTTTGGAAATCCCAGTTGGTTACCGTGCCGCCCAAATCATCTGGCGTCTCCACGGGCGTATAAAGCCCGACGCGATTGCGCATATGACCAATCATAGCCGCATCCCCCGATAGGGCTGGACCAGCGCATCCACCATCATTGGAAACCCGGCAGGGGTATTGCCCGTGCGGTGCTCATAAAGATGCGCCAGAAGCAACATCACGCCCTGCCGCAGCGGGGTGGGAATATCCCCCGAGGTCTCGCCATATCCCGCCGTGAAATCCACGGTGACAGTGCCCCTAGCTGCCGTGCACAGAAAGACAGGCCGCGCCCGCAAATGACGATCCACAATCAACGGTTCGTCATTTTGAGTGGCCGTTTCTATCGCCTGGATGGGATATCGGTTCACGTAAACGCCTGGACCCTCCGGCGTCATCACAGGTGATTTCGACAGGCGTTGCGGACGGGTAATCAGCGAGACACCGCAGCGATCCTCAATTTGGCGCGTCGCCGTATCAATCAGATCGGAAATCAATACGTCTTCATCGGGATGGTCCACCCGCAAAAAGGCCTTCGCCGCGTCCAATGACACGGCCAAAGCAGGCGGCGGAGAAAGGTCAGTCAGTGTCATGGAGGCTCCTTATGGGCATAAAAAAAGCCCGCCGGATGGCGAGCTTGATCAGATTTAGTGATCCTGCTTCGGACCATGGTTATTCTTAGAGGATCTTTAGTTGAAAACCGCAGACATCAATTGGGATGCCGTCAGAGCTGGATATACAGCAGCGTTTTTACTCATTATCCCATTCGTTTTTGGGTTGGTTTGGGCCATGGATAATCAGAGGTATGGTCTCTCAATACTATTGCTATTTGGCTGGCTAATATGCGGTAATATAGCGTTCTTCAAAGCGTACAGGAAAAAGAAGAATAGCGTCTCTAACAAGTCTTAGACATTTTGATTGGACTAAAGTCCCGAACC